CTGATTCAAGTATTGAATTCGATCAGCTTATATTAGAATATGATGCTTAGATACATATCTCTTTCCCTAAAGAAGGAGAAGATCCTAAAAGGCAAGTACTAATTATAGATAAAAATGGAGTACATTTCTATGGGTAGAAAAACAAAAGTAAAAACTGTAATGAAAGAGTTTAAACAAGGTAAGTTAAAGAGTGGTTCTAAAAAAGGTCCTAAAGTAACTAGCCGTAAACAAGCAGTTGCTATAGCTCTTTCAGAAGCAGGAGTTTCTAAATATAAAACAAAGAAAAAAGTATAATGGCTAAAGATTCTAGATTAACTAGGGCAGGTGTATCAGGTTATAACAAACCTAAACGCACACCTAGCCATCCTACTAAGTCTCATGTAGTTGTAGCTAAATCTGGTGAACAAGTAAAGACTATTCGCTTTGGGCAACAAGGGGTTAGTGGAGCAGGAAGTAAACCTAAAACAGCTTCTGAGAAAGCTAGACAAAAGTCTTTTAAAGCTCGTCATGCTAAGAATATAGCTAAAGGAAAAATGTCAGCAGCCTACTGGGCTGATAAAGTTAAATGGTAGAAGACTCCCCTTGTACAGGGGTTTGTCGTATGGAAGGAACTCGTTGTATATCTTGTCATAGAGATTATGATGACTTAGCACAATGGTTGTATATGTCTAGGGAAGCTAGACTAGAACGAATGGAGCAAATAAAAAATGAGTTTATACGAAAACATAAATAAAAGAAAAAAAGCAGGGATAAGTAGATCAAAAAAGAAGTCTACTATTAGTAAAGAAGCTTATGCCAATATGAAAAAGGGTTTTCCTAAGAAGAAAAAGAAGGCATAGCACAAAAACATTGACAATTCAAGCGTTCTGTGGTATAATTTATATATAGGATATAATAATGACTTATTTAGAAATAGTAAACAAAGTATTAGTGAGACTCAGAGAAAACCAAGTAGGTTCTCTTACTGAGAATAGCTATTCTACACTAATTGCAGATTTAGTCAATGTTGTTAAACGAGAAATAGAAAATTCTTGGGATTGGCACTGCTTACGCACAACTTTGTCTGCTACCACAACAACTGGTTTATTTAACTATGTTTTAAGAGGTTTTGGTACTACTTCTAGAGTATTAAATGTATTTAATGATACAGATAATGTAATCATGAGGCATATGCCAAGTAACTGGTTTGACCAACAGTTTTTATTATCTACATCACAAACAGGTAGTCCTAATTTTTATAGCTTTAACGGAGTTTCTCAATATGGAGATGCACAAGTAGATGTGTTTCCTATTCCAGATAAAGCATATAATTTAAGATTTAATGTAGTTATGCAACAAGATGACTTAACTACAGAATCAGAAACATTACTAATTAATCCTAATCTTCTTATTGAAGGAGTTGTATCCAGAGCATTAATGGAACGAGGTGAAGATGGTGGATCAGCAGATCAAGAGCTAAGATATAGAAATATGTTAGCAGATTTTATTTCTATTGAGGCAGGGCATAGACCAACAGAAACTACTTGGGTAGTAGCTTAATGGCAGGAGCTCTTAAACTTACTTCAATATCTGCACCTGGATTCTTAGGTTTAAACACTCAAGATTCAGGAGTTACTCTTGAGAGTGGATATGCAACAGTAGCTAGTAACTGTGTTATTGACAAGTATGGTCGATTAGGTGCTAGAAAAGGTTGGGCAACTGTTACAACCAATAATGGCACTTTAGCTGATGATGAAGACATAGAAGCTATTTATGAGTTTAAAGACATTACTGGAACAATAACATACCTCTCTGCAGGAGGAGGTAAGTTATTTACTGGTACAGAAACATTAACAGAACATAATGTAAAAGAAGCAGATGAGACGACAAATGCTTCTGTTTTATTTACAACAAATAGATGGAAGTTTGTATCTCTTCCAGAAGGAACTGGACCTACAGCAAGTAGTTATGCTTTTGCTGCTCAGATAGGAGCACCAATGCTTGTTTGGAGAAGAGCTTCTCATGTAGGTAGTTATATCTTTCAAAGAATAGGTACAGACTACGGAGCTAAACCTTCAGGTGTTACAGTGTTTGATCCTGATTGTATTTTAGCAGCTTTTGGTAGAATATGGACAGCTAACTTAACTAGCACAAAGTCCACTATATACTATTCTAAGTTACTTGATGGAGCTGATTTTTCATCTTCAGGTAGTGGTTTAGTAGATATTAGTAGTGTTGTTGGTAACAATGATGAAATTGTAGCTTTAGCACAACACAATAATTATTTAATTGTATTTTGTAAGAATAACATTGTTGTTTATCAAGGGGCTAATAGCCCTACAACAATGACACTAGCAGATGTGGTAACAGGTGTAGGTTGTATAGCTAGAGATTCTGTTCAGTATACAGGTACTGACTTAATCTTCTTATCTAAAACAGGGGTAAGGAGCTTTAACAGAACTATTCAAGAAAACTCTATGCCTTTAAGAGAGCTTTCTTTAAATATTCGAGACGACCTAGTTGGATATTTAGCTGTAGAAACATTAAGTAATATTAAGAGTGCTTATTACGAAAGAGATGCCTTTTATTTATTAACTTTTCCTGGATCAAGAACAATGATTTACTTTGATCTAAGGTCTATGTTACCTAATGGAGCAGCCAGAGCTACTCTTTGGAATAATGACTCAGGAGAAACTTATAAAGCTTTTTGCTCTACAGAAGATAGAAAACTTCTTTTAGGATTACCTGGAAAGATTGGTGAGTATACTGGGTATATTGATGGAACATCTACATACAGTATGCAATATTATACTTCTAATGCTGATTTAGGTGCTCCTGCAACAAGTAAGTTTTTAAAAAAAGCTTCTTTAGTTGTAATAGGAAGTGGAGATCAAGATTTTGTATTTAAATATGGCTATGATTATACAATTAATTATTCATCACAAGCCATTATTAAAAACTTAGGTTTAGCTAACTTTGCTAAATATAACACAAATGCTGAATATGGGATAGATGAATATGCTTCTGTAGGTATTGGTGTTAATACTATTTCTGTTCCTCTTGGAGGATCAGGTAAAGTAATTCAATTTGGGGTTGAAGCTACTGTGGAACAAGACCCAGTAAGTATTCAAAAAATAGATGTGTTCTTAAAAACAGGGAAAAATTCATAATGACTGCATATACTAAAACCACTAACTTTTTAGTTAAAGACTCATTACCTACAGGAGATGCAGGTAAAATTATTAAGGGAAGTGAGTTTGATACTGAATTTAATAACTTACAATCAGCTGTAAACTCTAAAGCTAATTCTATTTCTCCTGCTTTATCAGGAATACCTACAGCTCCTACTGCTTTAGCAGGATCAAATACAACACAGATAGCTACAACAGAGTTTGTAACTACAGCAGCTAATGCTGCTTTTCCTTCTGGTGGTATTATTATTTGGTCTGGAAGTCAGGCAGCTATACCTTCAGGTTGGTATTTATGTGATGGTAATAATAGTACTCCTAATTTAACAGATAGATTTATTGTTGGTGCAGGTAATACATATAATGTAGCAGATATAGGAGGTAGTGCAAATGCTACTTTAGTATCACACACCCACACAGCTACAGTGACAGACCCTGGACATAATCACACATGGGGAAGAGGACTTGAAGGGGACGATGATGGATATGGTGGAAGTAATGCTGAATACACTAGAGCAGCAGGATCTGATGCTACAGTAATTCAAACAGCTACAACAGGTATTACAGTGGCTAACAGTACAGAAGGTTCTAGTGGAACAAACGCTAACTTACCTCCATACTATGCTTTATGTTACATTATGAAAGCTTAATGAAACAAGAAGATTTACAAGATTATTTAAAGCGTTCTGGTGACACTAAGATTACAGAACGAAACTTAATAGAAAATGAACATGGTTTCATGACTTGGGCTGCTGATGAGGATACTCTTATCCCCATTAATGTCTATGGAGATGGTAAATACTGGGATAGTTTTTTAGTAATTCTTGCCAAAGAATTAGGATTAAAAAAGATTCAGTTTGGTACAGAAAGAAACTATAAAGCTTATGAAAGAAGATTTGGATATAAACTTAAAGGGTACATTTTGGAAAAAGAGGTGAAATAAATGAGTTCAATAGGAAAAGCA